CATTCGTGGTAGAGGTGCTGAAATTACAGATAACGGGCACGCTCCTGGTGCGGTACACTTCATGAATCTATTCCAAAGTGTAGTGGATAACATTTCACAAGGTTCTACTCGTAGAGGAAGATTTTCACCATATCTTCCCGTAGAACATCCGGACATTATGGAATTTTTGGAAATAGGGACTGAAGGGTTTCCCATTCAAGATTTGACTCACGCTGTTACAGTTTCGGATAAATTCATGGAAGAAATGATTGCTGGGGATAAAGCAAAGAGAGCTATTTGGGCTAAAGTAATTCAAAGAAGAGGGGAAATTGGTTATCCGTATATTATGTTCTCAGATACTATGAATAACAAAGCTCCTGAGGTGTACAAAGATAAAGACATGAAAATTTCCAATTCAAATTTGTGTTCTGAGATTGCTCTTCACAATTCAGAAGAAGAGTCGTTTGTTTGTGTGCTTTCATCTATGAATGTGCTTCATTACGACGAGTGGAAAGATACTGATGCGGTGGAAATGATGGTTTATTTCTTGGACGCAGTTGTTACTGAGTTTATTAGTAAAATCGACGATTTACGAAACAACGGAACATTAGAGGGTCAACGTGCTTTCTTCTATTTAGAAAAAGCTTACAACTTTGCTACTCGACAAAGAGCATTGGGTTTAGGTGTGTTGGGTTGGCACTCCCTACTTCAATCTAAGGGTTTACCTTTCGATAGTAGAGAAACCGCAAAACTAAATGTGGAAGTGTTCAAATTGATTAAAGACAAATCTTACAAAGCTTCCTCAGAACTTGCGGAAATGTTCGGTGAACCAGAAACTTTAGTGGGATATGGTAGAAGAAATGTAACGTTGAATGCAATTGCTCCAACAACTTCTTCTGCTTTTATTCTAGGACAGGTTTCGCAATCAATCGAACCAATTTGGTCTAATTGTTATGTAAAAGACGTTGCAAAATTAAAAGTAACAATTAAAAACCCAATATTGAAAAAGTTGTTGGCAGGAATCGGTAAAGATAATAAAACAACTTGGGATAGTATCAAAAAACATGATGGTTCTGTACAACATCTTGAGTTTTTATCTGATGAACAAAAAGAGGTTTTTCGGACTTTTGCGGAAGTCAATCAATCTTCGATTGTTAACCAAGCAGCGGTTAGACAAGATTATATTGACCAAGCTCAGTCTTTAAACTTGATGGTATCTCCGGATATGCCTACTAAGGATGTGAACAAACTATTAGTCGATGCTTGGCAACTTGGAGTTAAAACTTTGTATTACCAACATTCAATGAACTCGGCTCAGGCTTTCGCGAGGAAGAAGTTGGGACTAAATGATTTAGCTTGCGTGGCATGTGAGGCATAAAGATTATTTTTCCTTTTAATAAATAAAAAACCCGACACATCAGTGTTGGGTTTTTTGTTTTATTATAAAAAGTTTAGGACTATATTTATCTGATATGGCAGATGGCGTAACATATGGATTATCCTTTCCTTTTGAAAATTCAACTAAAGGGGATTTTCTTTTATTAACGGAAACACAATTTGCACAAATACGAAGTGATTTGATTCACCTTCTTTTAACAAAAAAAGGCTCTAGATATTACCTACCGACTTTTGGGACTAGGTTATATGAATTTTTATTTGAACCTTTTGATGGGTTAACATTTGATGCAATCGAGGCTGACATAAGAGATTCTGTTCAACAATTTATGCCAAACTTGTTGATAAATAATATAACAATCGAGCCGGCAGACCCATTAGAAGAAGTTCCACTTGCTCGTGGTGAAAGTATACCTGGACAAGCAAAAGATAATGTATTTAGAGTTCCTGGAAAAGGAACCTCGGAATACACTGCAAAAGTAAAAATCGATTACGCAGTAGATAATAACACTTTTGCCCAAAGTGATTTCATCATATTGAATATTTAACAATATATGGCTAACAACAGAATTTCCTATACTGCAAGGGATTACGAAAGTATAAGAATAGAATTACAGAATTATGTAAGAACTTATTATCCAGAACTTATTCAGGATTTTAACGATGCTTCAGTATTTTCTGTTTTTTTGGATTTAAATGCTGCTATTGCCGACAACCTTCACTATAATATTGATAGGAGTATACAAGAAACTGTCTTGCAATATGCACAACAGCGTTCTTCAATTTATAACATTGCAAGAACCTATGGGTTGAAAATTCCAGGACAAAGACCTTCAGTTGCTTTAGTTGATTATTCTGTAACAGTTCCTGCGTTTGGTGATAAGGAAGACGAGAGATATTTGGGAATTTTGACTCGTGGGTCTCAAGTATTCGGAGCGGGAATTGCTTTTGAAAACCAAAATGACGTTGATTTTGCATCGCCATACAATAGTTCTGGATTCCCAAATAGAACAAAAATTCCAAATTTTGATGCTAATGGTAATCTTATTAATTACACAATTACCAAACGAGAGCTAGTTGTAAACGGAATTACTAAAGTTTTCAAAAGGGTAATCAATCCTGCAGATGTGAGACCTTTCTACGAATTATTTTTACCTGAAAAAAATGTTTTAGGAATTACAAGTGTGCTTTTAAAATCTGGCACCAATTACACAAATGTACCAACAGCATCTGAATTTTTGGGTTTAGATAATAGATTGTTAGAGGTAAGTGCATTAGCTGAGGATAGGGTTTTTATCGAAGACCCAACAAAAGTTTCAGACCAACCTGGTATCAAAGTTGGAAGATATATTCAAACTAACAACAGATTTATTACTGAATTCACACCAGAGGGATTTCTCAAAATGACTTTTGGAGGGGGTACTACCTCTGCACAAGACCAATTGAATGCTTTCACTAATTTAGGAACACCAATCAATTTCCAATCACTAAGTAACAACTTCTCGTTAGGTTCAACATTAATTCCAAATTCCACTTTATTTGTTCAATACAGAATTGGTGGTGGTTTGGCAACCAACATAGGAACTAATGTTATCAATCAAATTGGTACTGTTTCATTTTTTGTGAATGGTCCATCGCAAACAATTAATTCATCGGTTATTAACTCTTTAAGATGTAATAACCCAACAGCGGCAATAGGAGGTTCAAATGTACCAACAACTGAAGAGGTTAGAAATTATGTTAGTTTCAACTTTTCAGCTCAACAAAGAGCAGTTACTGTTAATGACTATGAATCTCTTTTGAGAAATATGCCAAGTCAGTTTGGAGCACCAGCAAAAGTTTCAATAACGGAAAATAATAACAAGATTTTAATTAACTTATTATCTTTTGACACTTCAGGTAAATTAACAAATATTGTTTCGAATACCCTCAAACAAAATGTTGCTAATTATCTATCTAACTACCGAATGATTAATGACTACATTCAGGTTACTACTGCAAATGTTATTGACCTTGGAGTTGATATCTCAGTGGTTTTAGATGCTACACAAAATTCTGGTCAAGTTGTCTCGGAAATCGTAAATAATGTTTCATTGTATTTTGACCCCCTATCAAGGGAACTTGGGCAAAATGTATACCTATCACAACTTAGAAGTATTGTCCAGAATCAAACAGGTGTAATTACCGTGTCTGACATTGTGATTAGTAATAAAGTTGGGGGACAATATTCTGGAGCAGAAACATCAATGCCATATTCGGACCCAGAGTTAAAAATCATTCGTCCGGTTGATGATACAATTTTTGCAGAGCCAGACCAAGTTTACCAAGTTAGATATCCCCAAAAAGATATTGTTGTTAGAGTAAAGAACCTACAAAATGTATCTTTCTCTTAACATCTTTATTTAATTTTACTTCCAGGTATATTTTGATTAGGAAAAAGTGTTTTTGAAAAAAAACACCATAAATATTTATCATTAAAACCATAGATGGGACAATCCTTCAGAATAAACACAAACGTTGGTATAGATAAGAATATATCCTTTCAATTAGACCAGGATTTTGAGTTTCTTGAAATTTTATCTTTACAAATATTTCAAAATGATGTTTTTCCCAGGGATTGTGCGGATTATGGTGTTGTAGTTGGAAGAGTTGTTGCAAATGGTGGCTTAGGAATACCAAACGCTAAAGTATCGGTTTTTGTGCCAATATCAGATGTTGATGCATTGAATGATAGGATTGTTCAATTATATCCATACACCCAACCAAATGATAAAAATGATGACGGATATAGGTTCAATTTATTACCTTATCTACAATCATATTCAACCCATGCGGCCACAGGAACTTTTCCTTCTAGGGAAGATGTTCTCAAAGACCCTGTCGTAGTTGAAATCTATGACAAGTACTACAAGTTTACGGTAAAGACCAATGAGAGTGGTGATTTCATGATTCTCGGGGTTCCAGTTGGTCAGCAGACAATAGTAATGGACTTGGACCTGAGTGATATTGGAGAATTTTCACTCACACCGCAGGATTTAATTAGAATTGGTTTAGCAACAGAATCCCAAGTTGCTGGTGATAGGTTTAGAACTTCCACTGATTTAGATTCTTTACCGCAAATCATTCACATTGAAAAAGTCTTCGAGGTTGCCCCATTTTGGGGAGAACCAACTGTGTGTCAATCTTCTATAAGCAGAATTGATTTTGATTTAAGAGATGAAGCGAATGTAGATATTCAACCCACTTCTGTTTTTATGGGTTCAATTTACTCCACTGGTGACGAATTTAAAATTGCAGCACCATTGGGATTTGGTAACAATCCACCATCCTTACTAACAGCAGGATGTAAGCCTAAAGATAACATGGGTAATCTTTGTGATTTAACCACCGGACCAGGACAGTTGTTAGCTGTCAGACAAACCATTGTTCAGGACGACCAGGGCAGGCCAATTCTTGAGGAATACCGGTTGGAAAATTCTGGTAATGTAATTGATGATAACGGAACTTGGTTAATAGAGGTTCCCATGAACATGGATTATATTACAACTAACGAAGAAGGACAAAGAATTTTTTCTAGGGACCCTAGAGTAGGTATTCCAACAAAGGGAAAATATCGTTTTAAAGTAAAGTGGCAACAAGCTCCAACGGATACGGAACCAGTCAAAAGAGCTTATTATCTACTACCAAATATTAGGGAATATGGGTGGAGAACAACAGTTATTGACCCAAACTATGACAACTCATTGAATACAAGCCGAGAACTTGCTAGTTCTTATTATTTTGGTTTGGACTGGACGGGTTACACTGATGCTGAGTCTGCTACGGTATCCAATCAAAAGTTGCAGGCAGCAATCAATTGTGAAGACACGTTTTATGAATTGGAGTACAATAAGGTATACACTCCTGCCGGTCTCATTGACCAGTATAAGAGGGGGATTAACAGAGGAAGGTTCATTGGTATTAAGGAGATTGGGGATAGTGATTGTGAAACAACGGTAAATAAGTTTCCGGTTAACGATGGGGTTAAAAACTTCAGTACGCAATTTTTCTTGTTTGCAATATTGATGCAATTTATTCAATTAATATTTCCTATAATTTTGATTAATTACCATGTTTTAGGATTTGTCATTAACACATTCATTGTACCTCTTATTCAATTTGTTGTAAGATTCCAAAATATTGTTGCGTATGCTCTCATTGTTATCGGTGGGGCTCTAGCTATTTTTGGTGGCGCTGGTATTCCTTTGATTATTGCTGGCACTGCTCTTTTACTTGGGGGACAAACCCTGAGTAATTTGCTACAGAGGTTTGTTCAGTTTTTGAGGTTTGGTCCTTTGAGACTTCCTATGATAACCTATCCGGAGTGTCAAAACTGCGAGTGCCAGACTCCAAGTTTAGACGGGGCTGGGGACTCAACACCATCTTCGTTATTAAGCCCTCTAACTCAGAGTGGTTTGTACTTTGAAGCATTTGAAGATTATCCTGGTCTTCCCCCTGAAAAGAATGATGATGATGGTGGAATTAGTGATGCAAACGTTTCCGTGTTGTCTTTAATCTTTTCTGAAGCAATAGGTACTAGGACTGCGGATTTAAAAAAACTTGCTCAATATAATTCAACAGAATCTCAAGTGTCAAGACTACCCGACACTTTGAATACTTTTGGAACTCCTAAAAAAGTTTTTGCGATTTCTAGTGATATCCCAATGGCTCAAAGAATTAACGTATTCAATACTAGAAAAAAATACTTTGATGGGGTGAATAAAATAAGTGTGAGTTTTGACAATCCTAATAATGCTACAATCCAACACTTTGACAATACTTTAACAATTTTGACCCAGTCACCTTTAGCTGCTGGTACATTGTTGACAATGGTTGGAATAGACAAGACAGAAGACAAAAACTTTCTATACACTGGTAACACAGGATTTTTAGGTATAAGCGGAACAACCCTTCTACCTAATGGTGGACCTTTGTCTGTAACTTATGCTACAAGTCAGACAGCCAATGCAACACAAAACTACTTCCTTAATACCGGCTCTACCATAGACAATTACAAGTTCCCTGCTGACTTGGAATACTACCAGGTTCTTACGGCAATTACTGTAAGTGATGCGTTTGCTATTAGTAATAGTGGTTTTATGGGGATTTTAGATTCTTCAACTACAATCGAATGGTCACGTAGAGATTTTGGTAACTGGGTTTCACAAACCGCTTTGAACGTCAAAACGCGAGATTTCTTTAATGGTTTTGAAGACCAATATGTCTTAATACTTCAAAGAGGGGTTGACCCATATTCACCATTGTATGTTAACCGATATGGTATTGGAAATCTATTTGGTTTAGGTAGTGAAAATACTTTAACATTTACGGCCCAAACTAGATTGAATATACCAATTCAATCTTTACCATCAGGGGGTATTTCAGTTCAGAATCACAATTCACAAAGTAATATTTTCTACCCATCATATTTCTTTGAAGCAACTAATGACTTTACTTCTTTTACAACAAGCAATGTTGGGTATTATAGTGCTATCGATGGAAATAGAAACTATGCAATTTATAATAACCCATCTGTTGGTCCTCTTAATACACCATTAATTACAACCGGCCAAATGGGTTGGGTTTCAAACTATTTAAACACCCCAACGAATTCATCGGTTGAAATTGTTGTTAGTAAACCCTCAAATAATTCTTTTAGCGCAACGCCGAACCCAGCAAAATATGATGCTACTGAAGATTTATCCGGTGCAGATTTTTATTGGACATTATTAGATGTCGATAGCAACCTCAATCCGCCAGACAATCCAAATAATTGCAGTAGTGTTTATTATAGTTTTTCTCTTCTTCCAACGGTTGATGCACCAAACACCAAACTTAATATTTCTAACAAATCTCGCAATGTAATGAGAACGGACAGACTTCCGTCTTCCGATTTCTTGGATGGGTATGCATGGGATTCGGTTGTTCCGGTTTTGCAGATGAACCGTGGTTTTACTATGTACCTTTTGGATACTGGTGGGCAAAGCATTGTAACAAGTGCTTATGGTTCTGGTGCAAGTATTGTAGGTAATGACATTGAAGATTTACCAAACGCACTAAATGTTACAGAAACGTTCTCATGTGAAAACATGGTCAGTTTGGATTGTTATTCAAACGTTGATAACACCTTGGTAGTGGATACTAACTGTGCTGAAGAAGATAGAATTGAGCGTGGTTGTTTTGTTTTTGCTAAAAGATTACTTATTGGATTGCCAAAAGATTTATTAGCATTTACAGAGTGGGGATTAAGATATAGATTTTTTTACGCTTTGTGCCAAGGTGTGGTCTCTCAAACATTTACAAATAACTGGGTAAATGGAAGTTTGTATACGTTTCCGTTTGCTGTAAGAACACTTTATGGTTCTAATAATCAAATTTCCAGAAGAGTATTTTGTAAAGACCTGATTTATTATAATGAAGACAGTAATAATTTTTATTACCGAAGTAGTCCATATAGTCCAACAACCGACAGTTTTATCGGAAAATTGAATAATCCACTTACTGGTTCATTAAACGATTATAGTTTAAAAACTCCAGCAACCATCATGAACCTTGGTCCCAAAACTGCTATTTTCAAAGAGATTACTTTAAATCCATCTGACGATGGATTTGTAATGGATGTTCTAACACCATCGAGTTATGGTGACACAAGTGATTTATTGAACTTATTTGTAATTACAAGAATGACAAATGCAAAATATTTACAATTTTTGGTGCTGATTAGCGGAGTTTTCGGGACTAATGCAGTAATAAATACTTTGTTCTCAAGACGAATTCTTAGACTTGATGGTGATATTACGCAGCTACTGTCAATCAATTCGGAGTTTGGGGTAATTAAATTTAGTTCACAAAGTTATCAAGACGACCCAAATGACCCAAACAATCCGATTTATATCTCTAGAAATCCAAATGGTTTTTCTGTTATGGGGGTTTTCTTTTCCTCTACCACTGAAGACTTGCAGTATAAAGACTTCTTGTCCCCAGGAAGAATTAATTTCAGACCAACACCCTCATCAAACGCATTTCCATATTATTACGATTTAAAATCTCAAAGAGTACCTTTTTATCGTTGGAGAAGAGATGATGTTGCTCAATTGTGGTCTACTTTAAATCAAGTGTTGAATTTGGGGAATGAGGTTGGTATTTTTGGCACCCAAAGCAATGACTGGGCTACTGATAATTCGGATATTTTCAGTAAAAATTATCAAGCTCAAGACCGAACTAATCCATCCCAGCCATCATATTTTCTTGGTTCTAATTCTCAGTTAAACGATATCGATGCGAGAGGGTATATTTTTAACGTAGATGCTAATGGTAATTACTCGACCACTGCAGGTAACTACCCTGATGTTTTTGCCGTAGGTGCGCCAAACCATTTCTACTTCGGACTTATAAAAGGCTCAACATCCTTGGATAGGTTTAAATCAAAATATTTAGCAGATGAATAATAGATTTGAAATAATACCTTCGAGTTTATCCTTTAAGTCTGCTCCTATTGTAGACCAACAAGTTACGATTGATTTAAATCAAACGCAGAAAGAATTAACACAATATGTAAGAAATAATTCTCTTTCTCTAGCTCAACTTTATCAAGACGAAAGACAAGCATCATCTAGATTTAGACCAACTTTTAAAATTCAATACCTGTATGATAATACCTTAACTGGGACTACAGGATACAACCCTTTTAAAAATAATTTGTATTATGTGGACCCTATCCAATCCAAGCTTAGTGGTATTTGGAAGGGGTTTCCGCAATATTACGAGTTTGATTTTTTTAGGCCAAGAATTAATGATGAACATTTTGATTACCAACCTTCAAGTGCTTATACCTACAACTGGACATATTATTTGACATATCCTGCTGAAAACGATTACACAGTGCCGATGGAGGCTACATACCAAAATACAACTGTTAATTGGACTTCCGGCGATGGAATACCATTTATTATGTTTAAGTCCATACAAGGAGGTGCTAACATAATTTCATTTCAGTGTTTAATGCCACACAATCTTACTGATGGTAATTTTGTGGAATTATCTTTTTCTTACGACCAAGAAAATGTTTTCGAAATATTTTCATTCGGGGATTCTAACTACGATAGTTCAAATTTTATATTTAACATCCAAGATATTGGATACACGGGCAATACATTCAGTGATGGTGTAACAGGTACATTTAAAAGAGTTTTAGACCCAAACAATCTTTTAGAAACACGTTCAAAGTATTATGTGAGAAAAAACAGAATTGTTTACAACGAAAAAGACATTATTGTTACTAAAACAGGATTTGAATTAAATGCTTTCTCCAACCAAAAAAAATTAGAATATAGTTCAATTACCCCAAACGATATTACAAGAATTTCTCAAAAAACAACCTCATTGACCTATAACGTTACTCTTGCAAAAGATTTAATTTTAAGTGGGATTACTGACAATCATAACCGACCTGTTGGTGAGGTGTTTTTGT